AAGTTCTACGATTACTATTTCAGCTTATGCGATAGATAGCCGAGGTCTGAGAAGTGATGATGTGCAGATTACCGCAACAGTGCTGGGATATACGGCTCCGCAAATTCAGTGTGATTTCTACAGAACCTCAAACAGTTCCGGCACACCTGAAGCAGACGAAAGCGGAACGTATGTCTATGTCGATTATGATGCAATCTTCACGCAGTTGTATGGAATGACGGCTACTGTAGATGCTACCTTCAATGGAAACAGTATTGCTCAACAGAGTTACAGCCCACTGCTGGAAACCGAAACGGCAACGATCATAGTTACAGCAGCCGACAACATCACTTCTGTTACTCAGGAATTTACGGTACCTGTAGCAATCTTTGCGGTTGATGTTTACGATGCTGGCGGTGGTGATACTGGAGTTGCCTTCGGTGGTATTTCCAGGAGCGGATATAACGATTCATTCCTTATCGGTACTGGTGATTACTACTATGACAGTCATAACGGAAATTCAGTGGTGCTTGACGGAGTTACTCTTATGGGTATTGCTGACAGTACATCTAGTGTATTAGTCACAGTGTTCTTACCTAAGTTACTTCCAAGTTCACCTACAGTGACAGCCACAGTAGATTGGATCCGTGGAGCAGGAGCGAGCAAAACCCCTGGAAACGTAGGGCTAGATGCTTACTCAGCAAACTGGGTGCGGTTATCTGTGGCAGGTACCTCACTTACACAGTATCAAACTTATGCCGTGCATTTTACGGCATTGAGCATATCGCTATGAAAGGAGAGCCATGCAGTTACAGAGAATTATTTTCCCAGTGGAATTGGTAAAGGTAACTGAGGAGTTCAGCACTAAGCATTATGCCGTTGACTTGGCTTATGGGAAAGAAAAGAAGTCTCCCATATACGCAGTACATGATGGCATAGTAGAGTATAGTGCTTACTCAGCTACCCAGGGCAATTACATTCAAATTAAATGGGATGAAGGCATCTACACTTATCACGCAAGAGTCCAACACTGTTCCAAGCGGAAAGTCAAAAAGGGTGCCAAGGTAAAGAGAGGGCAGCTGATAGCCAACATAGGCAAGACCGGCACTGCCACAAATGCTTACCACTGTCATTATGAGTTGGCTATTACTCCCAAAGGAAAAGGGTATACCACCAGCAAGGCGAACAGAAAGAAGTACGCTGTAAACCCTCTGCTGTACACATACATAGCAGATTGGCAGGCCGTGAAATCCAACGCTGTCAGCAAACAGAGTGATTGGTTCTTGTACTTTAAACGTATTCCAGAGATCCTGCAGGTAGAGGTTGAAGGCGATCTGAATTGCAGAATTGGTGCTTGCACTGATTACACTGTGTTAGGCAGCTGGGAAAAGGGCTTATACACACCGAGCATAAAAAAAGAAGTTGGCGAATTAACGTGGTATGAATGTGAACCTGATCGTTGGGTAGCAGATACCACAAGGCTCAAAGTATTAGAGCCGGAAGGAGAGTAAGATGGCAAATATTGTTATCAATGGCGAGACATTTCCGGGAGTAGCAAGCGTTACGCTGAACAGCACTACCGATACTGCTACATTCTTATCTACTGATTATGTGTTAGTAGGTACACCAGAGGTAGCAGAAACGGTTGCTGATATGACAGAGACAGATAAAATCTACGTTTATGTTGGCAGTGAAACTGGCTATACTGCTGGTAACTGGTATTACTACAACGGCACTTCGTGGGAAAGTGGCGGTGAGTATGCTTCTGGCAGTGGTGGTATTTCCGATAATGCGAGGAATTTGCTGAAATACATTCTCGAAAGAGTCGCTTACACGGAAACTGGTATGGATGTATATGTAAATGCTCTGTATCAAGCACTCAAGATTGTTGGCCCAGCACCAGAGCAGTACACAATTCTCAATACATTGGTGAATGTTACTAACTCCAATGGTGCTACCTCAATAGCAGAGGGCAGTGCTTACTCAGCAACGTTAAGCATTGAAACAGGTTATACATGGGGAACAGTTAGCGTAAGTATGGGTGGAACAGACATTACTTCTACTGCTTACGACAGCACTACTCATGTTATCAGCATTGCTTCTGTAACTGGTGACATTGAGATAATTGCTTCTGCTACCGCACCTGTTACAACATACTTAATCACCAACGCTTTAACTCATGTTACCAATAGCAATACTTCAGCAAGCATACAGAGTGGAAGTGCTTATTCTGGTACACTTACTGCTGATACTGATTACACGATTGATAGCGTGGTTATCACTATGGGCGGTGTTGACATTACTTCAACTGCTTATTCAAACGCAACGGGTGAAATCAACATTGCGAGTGTCACTGGTGATATATTAGTCACTGCAACTGCCGTACTGCCTGCTTATGAAGCAAGCAATCTCACATTTGACGGAACAAACTATATTAACACTGGTGTTTCTCTTTTCTCTTCTGAAAATATTAACCGTGATTTCCGTATTACAGTTGATGGAATAACACCTAATACTTCACAAGGAACGGGTAATGCAACAGAAAGATGCATTATTGGTTCTATGCTTGAAACAAGTCCATATCCTGGATTTGTAGTGCGAGCAGGAATTGCTAATCCTGGAAGAGGTGTCATATCCCTTACAAATAACGCATCAAGTAATTTGGTCATTGAACGAATTTCGGGTGTGATAACGGTAACGGGGGCAGAGAAATATAACGCAGGTACTTATAACACAGCGATTGACACACCAGTGACATTGGGGTGTGAGTTACAAAGTGATGGGGTTACACCTTTCAGATATATGGGTGGAACAATTGACCATATCAAGATTCAATGGCTTTAAGGGGGGTTTGAAATGAGTGTTTTTGATATTAACGGAAACATTATTATATCTGATGTTACAAGCAATGCACGTTCTATTGATGTATCGGGCATCCCTTGCTTACATATTATCGGTACATTACCAACATCAAAAGACGATGGAAATGTGAAAGTTAAGTATATTTTTAGTAATGGCACAGAACGCTTTAATGGGTTTGCTACATTAAAAGTACAAGGTAACTCAAGCACTGCTTATCCTAAAAAGAATTTTACAATTAAATTATTTTCAGACGACGCTTGTAAAACAAAATACAAAGTTTCTTTTAATGATTGGGGCGAACAGAACAAGTTTGTATTGAAAGCAGACTGGATTGATATTTCACATGCAAGAAATATTGTATCTGCAAGACTTTGGTCAGATGTTGTTGCAAGCCGTGATTCATATGGAGATTTGCCTGAACTGTATCGTACATCGCCAAACAATTGTCAGGTCGATGGATTCATTATCAAAGTCTATGTAAATGGTGTTTATTATGGACGCTACTCATGGAACATCCCAAAAGACCCTTGGATGTTCAACATGGACGATTCATTAGATGAACATTGTGTTCTTTGCGGTGAAGATTATAGTTCATCATGTTTTAGATCAACTGCATATATTAATGGAAATGACTGGTCTGACGAAATTCATGACAGTGTTCCAAGCTCAATTGTTACAAGATGGAATGAAGTAATCAGTTTTGTTCAAAATTCCTCTGATGCTGATTTTATTGCTGGAATTAACAATTATATCAACCTTGACAGTATAATTGATTATTACATTTTAGCATATGTTGATTGTGGACTTGACTGTATGGGAAAGAATCAGATTTACATCACTTATGATGGAAATTTATGGTATGCATCTATGTATGACATGGATAGCACATGGGGATTGTATTGGAATGGTTCAAAATTTGTAAGTGCTGAATACAGAATGCAGGAAGATTATGAAGTAGGAGTACATAACACAAGTAATCTTCTGTTTGATCGGATTGAAACACTTTTTGCAAGTCAGATCAAAACAAGATATTCAGAATTAAGAAGCGGTGTTCTTTCTGAAGTGTATATCAAAGAAAAGTTTAAAGAATGGTGTGATGTTTCATCTGCTGAACTGATGGCACAGGATTACGCAAGTACAACAGCAAATGGCGCATTTGTAAATATGCCACAAAAAACAACAAACAACTATGACCAGTTGTCTAATTATATAACAGCTAGATTGGCATATGTTGATGCACAAATAAATGCATTGGAATAATGGATCATATCTGAAAGAACTGCAAGATGTATTTGCAGAAATAAGATTCTAAAGGAGTATAAGGAATATGTAATTAAACAGGAGGTACTAATATGAATATTCAGGATTATGTTGTAATTTCTATCTGCGTTGCAGTTTACTTAATCTGCATGATTATCAAGCCTTTGCTCAGCGAGTATGCCTTAAATAAGTGGCTGCCACTGATTGCTGGCATCCTTGGTATCATCTTCAATGTTTGGCTTAACGCTTGGCATTTCACGTTCGATATTTTCCTCAACGGCCTTGCAAGTGGTATCTCCGCTACTGGCCTAGACCAGCTCATCAAGCAGACCTCAGGCTACTACGAAGAAGAAGATGACCTGGAAGCCCAGGAAGAAGTAGATGATGAGGAAGCCGGTGAGTAGTAATGCCTACCGAGTTCACCACTATTGTTTCCCTTGCTTCTGGTATTGTAGGTATCGTTGCCCTGGTTAAGATGGTAAACACACCTCTCTGGCAGATCAAGGAACATGATAAAGAAATCAAAGAATTAAAAGAGAACAACAAAAAGAGAAGTGAAGTAGACAGAGCTATGCTTAACGGCTTAACTGCTATCACTAATCATATGATTGATGGTAATGGAGTTGATAAACTGAGAGAAAGCAGAACACAGCTTCAGCAGGCTATCAACGAAATTGCGACAAAATGATTACAAGGGTCTTTGTTCCTTTCACCCTTTGTAATAATCCCCTATTGTCTGGACAGTGCTTGCCATTGGCGCTGTCCTCTTTTTTTAGGTAACAATTAGGTACGAATTTCTGAAAATACGCTATAAACGCATATCAAGTCCTATATAATATAAGGATAGAAATAGCGTTCAAAATCAAGTAAAAACAAGCAAAATAACCTAATTTGGGATCCCTACCAGAGCACCATACCTTTATTTTAGTGCGATAACATCGCACTTTTTTGTTGTTTAGGGGTGTTTAGGTACGAATTAGGTACGAATTTTTAGGTTTAGGTACGAATTAGGTACCACAGATTATAGCCGTTTTTCTATCTCCGCAGCTATTCCAGAGAGGTCTTTTTCATAAAAATGTGAATAAACTGAGAGAGTAATTTGAGGATTTTCGTGACCGAGGTATCTACTAATTGTTGTAATGGGTGCCTTAATTTCATTTATTAGGAATGATGCGCAGGAGTGCCGGAAGTCATGGATCCTTATCTCCTGGATAGTAGGATCTAGCTGGTGAGCCAGCTTGTAATACTTCTTCTTGCGCATCTGCAAGGTGTTGTTGGGTAAGCTGACATAGCCACCAAAGATGTACCAATCCTCACTGAAACCATCAGCCTGGCGGTAGTATTCCTTGAGGTCTAGCAGCTCATTACAGAGTTCTCTGCTGATAGGAATTGTGCGGTTGCTGGAGAGCGTTTTAGGGGTTGTGGCGAGCCTTACCTTGTCGCTGGTATTAATACTCTTGTTGATGGTAATCTGCCTTAAATCGGCTCTAAAGTCCTTCCAGGTGAGGGCGCATAATTCACCCTTGCGAAGGCCACAGTAGAACAGCACATCGAACAGTATGCGGTACATTTTATCATCTATCACAGAGGAAAATACCTTGTACTGTTCAAGGGTATAAATGTTAAATGTTTTAGGTTTCTTCTCTACTTCCTTTATATTAGAGAATTGGAAGGGTACCAGGTTATTCACGTTGTGCATCTTGGCTGCATAGCGGACAATGCGCTTGGTAGTAGCCAGGATGTCATTGAGGTAATCAGTAGTAAAACCCAGGTTGCGGACATCGTTTATGTACTGCTGATACTGCTGGGTAGTCAGCTTCTCTATGCGGACATTACCGAGAAGTTCTATGACATGATTCACCTTGGTTTCCAGCCCTCTGTAGGATTTAGGCTTGAGCTGCGGTTTCTCCGTTGCGAGTAGTTCCGTACCAACATCCTTAAAGGTAACGGCAGTGCCGGAGGAGTATTCTCCAATGTTAGCCAGGAAGTGAGCTTCTGCTTTCTGCGCTTCCTTCTTGGTCTGGTACTTCTTGGATTTGTACTTCTTATAGTTTCCGTTTAAGTCTGTGTAACTAACTACAAAGTAGTAAATTCTCCCATCTTTAGTAGGGGCATCTGATTTGTAAATAGGCATATTACTTCACCATTGATTCCATCATCTTTATAATAGCTTCCTGCTGATTAGAATTGAGAGTTCTATATAAGGATAATAATTTCTTCTCGTTTCTGTTATTTACACTGTCAGAATAGAACAGCCGTAAATCTCTGGAGATAAAATCCTCAAGAGGAATATTGAAATAGTTACATAGTATGAAAGCATCAGCCAAAATAATGTCTCGTTTGCCACTTTCCCAGCAGCTGATAGTAGATTGGGTTTTGTCAATCTTATGGGCTAACTCACCCTGAGATAACTTTTCCCTTTTCCTTAAAAACTTAATGTTTTCTGGTATATAATTTGTCATTTCACTTTCCCTCCTCTGCAAAAACATTATAACACAAAGTGATGAAAAATATTACAAAAGTGAATATTTTGTATTGACACGATAGAAATGGAGAGTATAATATGACTTGTAGTCATATTTGAGAAAGGAGTATATAATATGATTGATACACAGAAGATAAGATCTAATTTGCTCTATCAGAGAGAAAAATGCGGTCTAACTCAGGAAGATGTGGCCGCAGCGCTTAATGTTTCACGCAGAAAAGTGATTGATTGGGAAAAAAACCCAGGAAAGATTAAGGCGATTGTGTTTGCCGATTTAGCGAAATTATACTTGTGCAACATCACAGATTTTTTCGCTGGTCTGTGATATGACCGAGAGTCATAATTATGGATAACGAATTACTGCTATTTGACAGATTGAATGTCATTAGAGACACCATGAAGAAATATGGAGAAGACAATTTCTACCTCAGTTTCTCTGGTGGCAAGGACAGCACAGTTATTCATCATCTGCTGGATATGGCACTGCCTGGAAATAAGATTCCAAGAGTGTATGCAAATACTGGCATTGAATACCTAGCTATAGTCGATTTTGTTAAAGAGCTTCAGAAAGAGGATGACAGATTCATCATTCTAAAGCCTACTAAGAACATTAAGCAGACATTGGAGCGAGTCGGTTACCCATTCAAAAGTAAGGAATACAGCCAACAGTTATACCGTTATCAAACACATCAGGAATTGATAGATCCGTACATCCAGGAGGTAAAACAAAACCCAGAGCTGGCTTACAGTTATGAATACATCTCTACACTTCCAGCCTATGTAAAATCAGCCATTAAAGAATACTTTGGCGTGAGAGAGAGAGAGAGAGAGAGATCTGTACCAGTATGCTGGGTGTCCCTGAAATCCTCAAGTATCAATTTAGCCCAGAGTTCACTATGAAAATCTCAGACCTATGCTGTGATGAGATTAAGAAATATCCAATGAAGAAATACGAAAAGGAAAGTGGGCGAAAGTACAAGATTACAGGAATGAGGAAAGCTGAAGGTGGCAGGAGAACCCGTACACACTGTGTTGTGTTTAGAAAAGGCAGAATCTCATTTCAGCCACTAGCGGTAATAACAGATGAGTGGGAAGAATGGTTCATCAAGGAGCACAACATCAAGTTATGCAAGTTGTACTACCCACCATATAACTTCATAAGAACAGGCTGCAAGGGTTGCCCTTACGCTATCGAGATCCAAGCTGAATTAGAAACGCTGGCAAGGCTACTGCCTGCCGAGAGAAAACAATGCGAATACATCTGGAAGCCTGTTTATGAGGAATATCGAAGAATAGGCTACCGATTAAAAAAGAACGAACAGCAAAAACTGTTCTGAAAGGGAAAGTATGAAAAAGAGAATTAACGTATTACTTATGCTTATCAGTTTGTTCCTGCTGGCTGCTGATAGCGACAGCTTCACCGTCTTCTTACTTACCAAGGCTGCTGGGTTAGGGCTGGGTTTCTATGCCGGAAATAACATTTAAGAGCCAGGCAGAGGTGATTGAGAAGCCGTATCTGTCTATTCAGGACATCAGAGAATTGGTGCCAATTGGTTACTGCCAGGCAAGGAAGATCATCACCGAAGTTAGAGATGAGCTGGAAGCCGAAAATAAGCCACTGTTCCGCACAAAACAGTTACTGGCTCCTACAAGTCAAGTGCTGAAGAAACTAGGCTTAAACGCAGCGGAAATACGCAGAAATGCGAAGGAGTGCCAATGAAACAATGTTGTCATCACTGTAAAGACAGATACCCTGGATGCCATAGCGAGTGCGAGAGATACGCTGAGTTCCGCAAGGAAGTAGACAGATTAAACAGAAAGCACAGAGCTCAACAGGCATGCAGTAACTTCTCTCCATTCACCAGAGAATCAACGATGTGGAGGAAAAAGAAGAAGAATGAACAATAAGATAAGCGGTACAAAGTACGAAGAAAGAGTGGCTCAGGTCCTTTATGACAGAGGGTACTGGGTAACACTGCTGACCGCAAGCAGAACAGGCCAGCCAGCCGACATCATAGCTATTAGGGGCATGGAGTTCGCACTGCTGGATGCCAAGTTCTGTGCCAAGGACAGATTTGAATTGAGAAGGGTAGAGCCTAACCAGATAAGGGCTATGACAATGCTTGAGAAACGAAGCGGAAATGCGATAGCTGCTTTTGTCTTAGGAATGTCTACCGGCAATTACATTATCAGCTGGGAGAGGGTGAATGACCTGATGAACAGAGGAGTTAAGAGCATTGGCCTGGCTGAGTGTGAGGAATTGATTACCCTGGAGGAGTGGGCTACATGAAGTGCTACCTCGACAACGTAATCACCATAGAAAACCCCACCACAGAAGTAGTGAGGTGGATCAAGAAGAATTTGCGGTTTGATAACCCTGAATACATGTCAAGGGAGCGTATGGGTTTCAGTACCTGGAACGTACCCTCAGAGTTGGAAATGTTCGAGGTCAGAGGTAACAAATGGATAGTGCCGTATGGCTGTCTTAGAGACCTCGCACCGCTGATTAGGGGTACTACAGAGCAGTTGTTCCAAGAGAATGAAACAGTGCGCTACGGGGCTGAAATTGAGCTGTATGACTACCAGCGGAAAGCGGTAGACAGTATGTACGAACAGTTCTATGGGATCCTTCAGGCACCAGCCGGAAGTGGTAAGACCCAGGTGGGAATTGCACTGATAGCCAAGCTGGGAAAGAAAGCCTTATGGCTTACCCACACTAAGGATCTGCTAACACAATCGTATGACCGAGCCAAGAGATACATTGATGAGAGCCTGCTGGGAACGATCACAGAAGGCAAGGTACGGATAGGCGAGGGCATCACGTTTGCAACGGTGCAAACAATGGTAAACCTCGACCTGCCAACATTCAAAAATGAATGGGATGTCATTGTGGTAGATGAGTGCCACAGAGTGAGCGCCAGTGCTACCTCACTGACAATGTTCCAGAAGGTACTGAACAACCTGAGCTGCAAGCACAAATACGGATTGTCAGCAACAGTACACAGAAGTGATGGGCTGATAAAATGCACGTTCGCATTATTAGGTGATGTCATTTACACCATTGATGAGAAGGAAACAGCCAGCAAGATTATGCGAGTAGGCATCAAGCCAATAGGCACTGGAGTTCAGCTGCCGGACAGAATATTTGGGTTCGATGGCAAGATCATCTATGCCAAGATGCTGAATTATCTGGCTGAACACACTGGCAGAAATGAGCGTATTGTCTGTGACCTGCACGATGAAAAAGAGCATAGCTGCCTGGTGCTGAGTGACCGATTAGAACACTTGCGAGAGCTGATGGAATTGCTACCTGAAGATATGAAAGAGAAGGCGGTATTCATCAGCGGTAAGAGCAAAAGCAAAGACAGAGATGCAGCCATGGATGCGATGAGGAGTGGAGAGAAGAAATATCTGTTCGCTACCTACTCACTAGCCAAGGAAGGGCTAGACATCCCAAGGCTGGAAAGATTATTCCTTGTAACCCCTCAGAAGGATTATGCGGTAGTAACGCAAAGTATTGGCAGGATAGCCAGAACGTTTGAAGGAAAGGCTGACCCAATCGCTTATGACTACGTGGATGATGACCCCTACCTGGTGCGGAGCTACAAGAAAAGATGCACAACATATAGAAAGAATAAATGTTATTGGGTGGAATAAATGAAACAGAAGGAAATTGAAACAGGAACACACTTATTCTCAGTAGCAACGGGTATGGTATCTCCGTTTATGAAGAAAAGCAGAGCTGCCGTTGACTACATTACTAAGTTAGATGGATTTGTAGCGGTTCACTTTACACCAGACGGACAGTACACACTGTGGCTGTTCGACACTGTGAACCACGCTATTGAGGCTAAGAACCTAATGAATCACAAGGGCATAGAGGTTGGAAACAACATCTGTGAGATGGAAGTTACAGCCCCTGACACTATGAATTTTGTAGGTGTAGCTGCAGGAAAAGATAAAGGGAAAGGGTATAAAAAATGAACATTTATGAAAAGTTAAACCTCGCAAGAATTGAGTTCTTGCAGAGTGGAATCAAGAAAACGGGAAAGAATATCAAACAGGCTTATATGTACTTCCAGCTTGCAGACATCATTCCGCAGGCTGAAGAAATCTTCCGCAAGTACAAACTGCTGAAGGTAGATACCATCACTGATAACATCTTCATTTCTTCAGTAGTGAATTGCGAGCAGCCGGAAGAAAAGGTTGAGTTCAGAGTTCCATTTGCCGTTGCGGATCCTATCATCTCCAGCCGTACTGGTGGTGAGGTTACCAACGTAGTGCAGAGAATTGGTTCCAGCATTACCTACATCCGCAGATACAGCTGGCAGTTAGTTCTGGACATTGTAGAAGCTGACCTCATTGATGGTGACGGTGTAGCAGAAGAAGTACCAGTTAAGGCAGAGCCAAAGCCAGTAGAGGTTAAGGAAGAAAAGAAAGCAGCCTTGGTAGAGATGCTCACTAATGCTGATGAACCAGCTAATGAGTTCCAGATTACTGCTTTAAAGAAGTTACTGAAAGAATTAACAGAGAAAGGTATGAGCGATCTCTCAAGGCAGATTCTGATGGACACCCATCTGCTGAAGGATGTCAGCAAAAACCAGGCAGAGATCATCATTAACCAGCTCAATGAGAAGTTAAGTGCTACTAAACCTATCGAAATCACGGATGATATGCTGCCGTTCTAGGAGAGGATATGATCCAGCTAATAAATGGTGATTGCTACCAGGAAATAAAAAAGATACCTGATAAAAGCATCGATTTAATAGTTACAGATCCGCCTTATGAGATAAAAGGGCTACACATAGGCACAGGAATCTTAAAGAAACGTAAACCAGGAAATTATGTTCACCAAATGATGAGTTCTAACTTAGGTGATGGCATTGACCTGAAGCTGATGGGGGAGTTCGTCAGAGTCCTAAAGAATATATATATATATATATATGGTGTAATAAGGAACAAATTTACGATTACCTAACCTATTTTGTGAAAGAGCAAGGGTGCAATTTTGAAATCATAATTTGGCATAAAACAAATGTTCCTCCATTTACTAACGGCCATTATCTAAAAGATAAAGAATACTGCTTAATGTTCTGGGAACAGGGGGCAAAAATAAATGGCACTTATGAAACTATGGGAACAGTTTATAGAAGCACTACTAATGTCAAAGACAAAGAATTATATGAGCGCCCCACAATTAAACCTCTAAACATTATTGAAAATTTAATTAAAAACTCATCTGCCCCTGGTGATACTGTTCTGGATTGTTTTATGGGCAGTGGCACTACTGGGGTGGCATGCCGGAATCTTGATAGAAATTTCATAGGAATAGAGATAGATCAGAAATACTTTGACATAGCAAAGAGAAGAATTGAAACACAAGTTCAACAAACACAATTGTTTTAAGGAGAAGAAATGGAATGGTTAGAAGATAACAGAGTAAAGATAACCCCACCTGAGAGGAAACACAAGCTCACAGGCACCAGGTTTGGTGCTGTGCTGGGTTACAACGTATGGAAAAGCGAGTTTGCAGCTTGGTGCGAGATGACAGACACCTACAGAGAGCCGTTCACTGATACCAAGTACACCATCGCTGGTAAGGTGATTGAACCCATCATAGATGAGTACCTCAAGAAATCCTACTACATGACAAACCTGGTTAAGCCTGAGGATGTATTTGCACCGAGAAGTGAGCAGATGATTCACCGAGATTTCTACCCAATGAATGACATCTTTGGCGGGATGTGGGATGCCTTACTGCTTAAAAACGATAACTCCGTTGATACGGTAATCGAAATCAAGACAAGCTCAAGGCCAGAGGATTGGGTTAATGACATCCCAATTCACTACTCACTGCAGGCTAGTTTATATGCCTGGTTATCTGGCACAGAGAATGTAATCGTTGTCTGCTCCTTCCTCAAGGATAAGGAATACGATAACCCAGCCGAGTTCAAGCCTAACGCTAATAACACCATTGTCCGCAGTTTCAAGGTGCATGAGAAGTTCCCACACTTTGACCTGCTGATAGAGAAGGCCGAGCTATGGTACAAATCGCATGTCATAACTGGCATCTCACCACAGTATCTGCCGGAAGATGAAGAAATCCTGAAGGCACTGAAGACCAAGTACATTGATCCTAACACTGACATCGAAGAATTGATGAAAGAGTACATTGAGTTGGCAGAGCAGAGCGCAGAGGTTGAAGCTACTCTCAAGCCCCTCCAGAAGCGTTCTAAGGCACTCCAGGAGCGAATTAAGGAGTATTCCGTAAGTCAGTTCGCAGAGAATGAAACGAGCGTTGTAATGGCTCTAAATGGCTATACGTTCAATGTCGGTCTGAGTTACAAAAAGGATCTCGATAAGAAGAAGTTAGAAGAAGATGGCCTGCTGGAGCAGTACACCATCACAAAACCAATATACACATTAAGGGTAAGTAAGAGTAAGGAGGAGTAACCACTAATGTCTAATACAATCGAGTTAGCTGAGAACAAATTTCAGCCCCTGGCAACAGGGAAGTATGTATTCACAATTCAGGATATTAAGTATGATCCTGCTTTCCAGAGAGTGGATATGAAGCTGGCCACTGAAACAGGCCGCACACTGTTCCAGACATTCTACTTCATGACCAAGGATGAAAGACCTAATGATGTCCAGCGGTCACTGTTCAGCCGGATGGCTAAGGCAGCCATGAATGACAAGAACCTCAAGAATGTAGATCCTGACCTGCTGATGGGTAAATCATTCAAGGCTGAGGTCACACACACCGTGTTACCAAGTAAGAATGATCCTAATGAAACAGTTACCTTTGTAAATTTGAAGAATTATGAATCAGCCGAAAACAAGGCTGTAGAGTTAAGTGATGATGAGTTAAAAGCCTTCCTGGGCTAAGGGGATAAGTATGGTGGGTGCCAAGAGAAACAGTGTTGGGTACTGTAATGCCTTTATCTCCCATTGTGCTAATTATTACTTTCAGAATGAAAACCTTGTTGACCTGGCACTGCTGACAGAAGCGCAAGCTAATAACTTCAAATGCATAAGCGCTGCATTATCCCATTTCAATCGGCTGGAGGTAGATATGCTGAGATGTATATTTACCTCTGGTCTCCCCCTGGCAGAAGCCATGAGCGTACTGTGTAAGAACAGTGAGAGCAGCTGGTTTGTGGTACGGAAGTTCATCAAACTGGCAGCAAGCTACAGAGGGCTGATATGAGATTGCCGGAAGAAATTACCTCACTTAATCAGTGGGTAGTAAATCGCAAGGACAGCAAGCTACCGCTTAATGCCATAACGATGCAGGCCGCATCAGTGAGTTCACCTGAGACCTGGAGTTCTTACCAGAGCGCATTACAAGCGCTTCAGGCGAGGAAAGCTGATTACCTAGGGTTCGTGTTCAATGATAACGGAATCGTTGGCATAGACCTCGATAAGGGCTTTGAGGACAACGGAATAATACCCACTGCGGAAACGATGGACATAATAAACCACATCCGCAGCTACACCGAAAAGAGTAAGAGTGGCAGAGGGTTTCACATCCTGGTAAAAGGGGTGCTGCCATTCAATGGGAAGAACAACAGAAAAGGCATAGAGATTTACCAGGTAGGAAGGTACTTCATCACCACCGGCAGACAGATGCTGTATGACAAGATAATCGAGAATCAGAACGGCATCAATTATGTCCTTGATAAGTATTTCAAGGATGAAGTTCAGACGGAGAGCAAGTATAGCACAAGGTATTACCAGGTAGATTGGAAGGCAGACAAGGGCATAGCACTGGAGCCTGAATATCCAATGATTCCAGCCGGATGCAGAAACCAGAGTCTTACTTCATTAGCAGGGCAATACCACTCACAAGGGTACAGTTACGATGAAATCTATGACCTGGTGATGAAAGCCAATGAAGCTGCTTGTGACCCACCCCTGGACAGCAGAGAAGTGCGGTCAATCATAAGATCCGTAAGCAGGTACAAAAGATGAAACTGAATGAACATGCACAAGTATATCTCTGCGTGGATAACCAATGCTATGAGATTGAATTAACGCACCTTGAGGTTGGATATGACTTCAAGGGCACTGGAGTGAAGATTGAGGGGAAGATAATGGATGACCCCTGGAGGAGATCAATTCATGAAGAAAGATTTACAGCGGCAGATAGCCGAAGTTCTAAACCAGCAGGAAAACGCTAAGACCATTGAGGAATGGTTAGAGCTGGAGCAGAAACTGATGGATCTGAGAGAGCAATATCACAAGTGGGTGAAGACAGATGATGGACATACTGATTAAGGTATTCATAGCGTTCTGCGTAAGCTTCACCATTGGGTTTATAGGAGCAGCTATTCTGATAAGGTGGTATGACAGAGGATGAAGACAGTATTTGGGAGTAAGTACAGTATCTACACAGTAATCGTAGAGGAAGGCGAAGACGGCTCTTACAGAGCGAAAATCTACCGAGGTGACACAGTTGTCTATGCTGATATTAGACCTCACAAAACGGCTGAAAATGCCTGTAAGAAGGCCATAGATAATTACATTAAGGAAGGCTTTGCAGAGTACCACAAGTACAATTTCCTGGTGGATGACTTCATGGGTGAAGGGCAGCCAAAGAAAAACTACTGGAAGGAATACAGAGCCAAGATCAAGGCTGATGAGCTGGAAAAGATAAAGGAGATTGCTAACAATGATTTTTGTACAGGATATTACAGAAAGATTCTTGATTAATGTCGAGAAGATAGACTACATAGACCACAAGCCGGATGGCAGGTGGTATGTAGTAGTCCGTAACAGGCAGTTTGAGATTGCTGAAAAAATGCTGGAGCACTTGAAAGAGTTCTTTGAAGGGAGATTGAATGATGAAAACAAAGCAGCGAATGAAGTCTTCGGCAGAGTGCCGACAGTAGATGATATCCCAGTTGAGTGGATTAAACAATGGCGAAAAGATAAGTGGTTCAGTAAAAAACCAATAGAAGAAAGAATAATTATGGCTATGGGTGTAAGGCTGATGTTAGAAGATTGGGAGGAAGAAAATGCCAAGGCTGATTGACGAAAACAAAGCAAAAGAAGTCTTAACTGACTATTACCACATCCGCACGAACATTCAGCAGATAGCGATGGAAGAAGCGTTCAGCAGAGTGCCGACAGTAGAGGCCATTCCTGTTGAGTGGATACGGAATAAGTACAGGGAAAAATGGGAAAAACCCGAAATGGGAAGACGTGATTTTCAATTTTGTGAAGTAATAGATGAATTGCTAGAAGAATGGGAGAAAGAAAATGCCAAAATTGATTAATGCGGACGCTTTAGCGGATAGATTAGAGGCTCTTGCTTATGATGTTTGGAACCAAGGGGCGAGTACAACGTGGGCGAACGCTTTAGAGGACTTTGCTGAAATGGTGAGGGACGAGCTAGCGGTAGATGTTGAGCCTGTGAGACACGGGCGGTGGATTATGAAGAGTGATCCTTACGGGTTCTTTGAAATTCCTGTGTGTTCAGAGTGCGGGCGTACTACGAAGACGAGAAATAAAACGAAGTTCTGCCCTAATTGTGGTGCAAAAATGGAGAATGGAGAAAGAAAATGATAGCAACAACGAATATAAGTAAAGAGGAGTGGCTGGAGAAAATTGAAAACGCTAAAAGGTTACTTTATAGCTACGAAAAAGCAGATAGGCGGTATCTTGTTGATGAAATCTTTTTGTACCGTTTATTTGAAATCGCTACTACCGCAATTCCCGTTGAGTGGATATTGAAATGGGCGTGCGAATTTTGTAATCCGAACAGCGAAGGCTACAAGATGGCTATGGAATTGATACACGATTGGAGGAACGAAAATGCCGAAAACAGTAAATGACCTACTGAATGAGCTTGAAAACCTCTGTAAATATGTAAGAGAAATTCACGGTGATGATACTGTATGCGGTTTTTGCGAGTATGATGCCGGCTATATTGGTGAGGAGCCTGCCGAATGTCCCGGCTTTGAAAGCAACGAGTGCTTTGTACTTAAAAAATCATTTCGTAAAGAGTATGAAATTAGGAAGAATTAGGAAGAATTAGGAGAAAAGAAAATGGAAGATAAATTAGCACTCATCTGTGGCTACTCCATTGATAAGGTAGTAGAGATAGTTAGTGAGTATAAGCACAACAGGCTGGTGCCAGCAGACTTCATCCTGGACAGAGCCGAGTTATGCGATAAGGAGTGGGAAAAAGATGAGAACCATTACTGCCGTAACGTAGCTGATGGTCTCAGAGAGCTTCTTCAGGATTGGGAGGTAGAAAATGGATAATAGCACATGTTCATTCTGCCAGGATCTTGAGATCACTAAGGCTAACAATGACAAGCTCAATGAAGAATTAAAAAAGGAAAACACCAGGCTGAGTGTTCACTACATGGTCTCGCTGGTAGAGATCCATGACCGCTTATACAGCCCTAAGTATTCCAAAACCAGCAGGTTGCAGGGCAGATCCGAATACACTCACCAGCCAAAAGGGTTCTACTACTGTCCACTATGTGGCAGGAGGCTGAAGGATGGATCTGAATGAAAACTATAAGCAGCTCATCAGCGCTGTTCTCCTCCGCTATGTGAGAGATTATGTCTCATCCTATGTCTATCTCAAGAAGCATACTAAAAACAGCCTGGAGGACAAAATAAAGCGCTCAGAATCGGCTCTCCGCAGGGTTGCTGCTGAGTATGACATCAATAGCAAGGAATACAAGGATGCCAAGAGGATCCTTACCAGCTACCGCTGGAAATTAGCCTGCTTTAACAGGGCAGAGTACACCGTTGGTAATGCCAGATATGACATCGAGGAAGGGCTGATAGGTTTCTGTTGTGGGGTGTTGGGCTACAAGTTCGATGATACTGACAGCCTTATCAACATGCTCACATACCTTGCTGAGGACAGTACCCAGCGCCGGAAAATTTTAAAGAAGGGAAAGGAAGTAAAGAAGCTGATATATGACTAATACTGAATATCGCCAGCCTTATGACCTGGAAACCCTTGGAGTCACCTGCACTTATCAGCCAGAGCCTACTGACCGAGAAATCATAGCCAGCTACTATGATAAGATATGGGTGGATAAGGATAAGAAGATCCTGGATGAGAACACCTTTGCCAGAATGTTCTGTGACATAAACAAGTGTGTGTTCTATAACGGAGTCTTCTACACCAAGGATGGCAGAGAGACAGAGGACAGCATGGACAGATCAATCTGGCTCAGCCTGGAGAGCGCTGGTATCTCTACTAACGTAGCAAACAAGGTAAAGCGCCTGAGAGATGCTGTCCGCCTGGCTGCCATACCTACTCATGAGCACCCATTTAAGATAGATCCCAACCTGATCCCATTCCTTAACGGAGTGTTCAACCTGCCTAAGATGGAGTTTATCGAGGGCATGACTATGACTTATCCTTACTGCCTGCCAGTAAGTTTAATGAAGAATTTCGGCTCAATGCCTAACTTCACAAAGTGGCTTCATGACCTGTTTGAGGATGAAGACATCCCCACAATCCAGCAATTCCTGGGCTACTGCTTAGTTCCTTCTAACAAGGCTCAGAAATCCTTATTCCTGGTAGGAGACGGTGGCTCTGGTAAGTCAGTCATAGGAGTAGTGTTAGAATCTCTCCTGGGTGATGCCATGCTCAGCACCTCTAACACTCAGGACTTCCTGAATGACAAGTTCAAGCTGCCAGAGTTAGAGAACAAGTTAGTCCTCTATGATGATGACCTGGACAGCAAAGCCTTGGAGGGCACCGGCTTCTACAAGAAGCTCATTACCAACAACGTAAAGCTGACAGTAGACAGGAAGTATGGCCAGCCATTCTCATTCACACCTCACGTTAAGTTAGTGTGCTGCTGCAACGAGATGCTGACTTCTACCTATGACCAGACAGATGGATTCTACCGCAGGCTGCTGCCTATCCGCATCAAGCCAAAGCGCCCAGACTTCAAGCCAGACCTGCTCTTCTATGACAAGATCAGAGAGGAGAGGCACACCATAATGCAGTGGGCGCTCATAGGTCTCTTCCACCTCATCAGCAATAACTGGGTGCTCCCGGAAAGCCAGCGCACTAAGAATTATCTGTCTGCTCGTAAGGATCTCTCTAACTATTATCCGCTCTTCATGGAGTCCTGCTTTGACTTTGGCTACCCAGAGGGCAGAGTTCTCATGAGTGAGTTAGAAGACCTCCACAACACCTGGTGCCGTAGTAATGCCTTCACTGCTACCAGCTTCACAAGGCTTAAAAAGTGGCTTCTGGACAACGCTGAGAAGTACAGCATTACCTATAACAAATCCGTTAGAAAAGGCTCAGATGTCTCTACCGGCTACACTGGTCTGAAGATAAAAGACACCTGGGCTGCTAAG